CGCCACGTTCAACAGCACCTACGCTTTTACCTTGGACAACACCGCAGCGGCTGAAGCAGTCCTGCACGTTGACCTGAATGGCCGGAAGCGTTACCTGCAAGTCGGACTCACACCGGACACCACGACAAATGGCCCGGTATTAACCTCGGTGGTCGGCATCCTGCAAAAGGAAATTGCCGCCTCCGCAAACACCAACAATGCCGACTACGTCAAAGTTGGTTAATCATAAGACGGTCACCAGCAGCGGAGCAGAACGCTATGGATACACACAAGGAAGCGAAGGTCGCCGCGTTAATGACGGCTCCCAGATACGAATGCGTCTGGAGCCGGAACGTTATCGACCACGCTTTTAAGAAGGCAGGGATTCCGATTGTCGTTTCGGGCGGCGTGTTTTACGGGCAGTGCATGCAGCGGATGCTGGAAGACGCCATCGACCACGGCATAGACGTGGCGATTACGGTGGACTTCGACAGCTGCTTCACCGTGGAACACGTTCACCGACTGCTTGGCGTGCTGTACAGCGACGAGAAATACGACGCTGTAGCAGCAATGCAGTGCAAGCGGGGAAAGCAGATTCCGCTATTCACGATGGGCGGCGAGACTCGGGTGGAATACTGCGGCCAACCGCTTGAGGTGACGACGGCACATTTCGGGCTAACGGCCATCAAGCTGGACCGACTCAAGGACGTGCCTAAGCCTTGGTTCTGGTGCAGGCCGGATGCGGATGGCAAGTGGACCGACGCCAAGATCGATGATGACATCTGGTTTTGGAATCGGTTCCGTGAGGCTGGGCGGCGGGTCTGGGTAGACATCGACTGCCGCATCGGGCACATGGAAGAGATGATCGCTATCTACGACGAGAACCTGCAACCGCAGCACATCTACCCGGAACAGTGGCGGCAGCAGTACCTCGAGCGCAAGGAGCAGCAGGCATGAAACTGAAACAGGTACAGCAGGTGCAGGTTCAGCTGCTCCGCAACTGGAACGGTCGCAAGGCCGATGACGTGATCGAAGTTTATCCCGGCGTGGCAGATTGTCTGGTGAGGTTTGGAAATGGGCGGATTCTCAGTGAGCGGACCATTGCGGACAGCGGACAAGTCGATCACGCAGACAGCCCCGGCAGTGGAACCGCTGCAACTGAGCGAGGTGAAAAAGCACCTCGAAATCGCCGACGCTGACACGGCACACGACGAGCATCTGCAAAACCTCATTCAGCAGGCACGGGAGCAGGTGGAGCATGACTGTCAGGTTTGCCTTATTTCTCGCACGGTTACAGAGAAGTTCAACTGGTCTGGCGATGAGGAATACTGGCAACTGTATTACCGGCCAGTCTCGGCAGTTACTTCGATTACCTACTACGACTCAGCCAACACGCAGCAGACGTTTTCGGCCAGCAACTACAGCCTGGACACGGACCGTCGCCGCGTGTGGCTTAATAGCAACGCGGCATGGCCGACAGCCTACGACCGCTGGGACGCCATCAGCCTAGCCTACACGGCGGGCTATGGTGCCAACGGCGGGGCAGTGCCGCAGATTTACAAGCAGGCGATGCTGCTGCTGATTGGCTATTACTTTGAAGAGCGGACGATGATGGGCAACGAAATGACCACGGGCGGATTCAAAGCCTACGAGAACCTGCTGGCCCGGCTCAAACGGAGTAACTACCCGTGAGATTAAAGGCTGGCCAGTACCGTGACCGGGTTCACGTTTACCGCGAAACATCCGCAGAAGGCAGCGACGACCCTGCTTTTGCAACGACGCTATGGCGTGACCTGCCCTGTAGCATCACCGCAGTCAGTGGCGGCGAAACGTACCGAGGCAGGCAGATTGAAGCGACCGTCTCGCACGTCATCGAAATGCGGTACTACGCCGGAATCCTGCCGAACATGCGAATTTACCAGCCGCTGACCCAGACTTACTACGAAGTGAGCCGGGTGCTGGCGATGGACAGCAACACGCAGTTGATGATTCAGGCGACGGAGGTGGTTGTCTGATGGCAAAAACAGAACGCTTTGCGGGTGCTGTCGAAATCGAGCAAGACATCGACATGGACGCCATGCTGCGGAAACTTGCTGGCGAGATGAAGCTGAACGGGATTCAGGCAGGCTTGAAAGCAGTTGGACAGATCGTGATCGCCGAGGCAAAAAAGCGGGCACCGAAAAGTTCAGAAACCGGGACGAAAAAGAAGTGGTCACGCAAGTACCGAGAGCGTTACAAGAAATCCACGCCGTTGCACACGCAGCTGATCCAAAAGTCAAAAGAATACAAAGGCGGGAAGGTTTTGGCCACGATTGTCAGGGCAAGATATCCGCAAGGGGCACATGGGCATTTGGTCGAGTTTGGGCATCGCTCAGTTCTGTGGGGGCGGCGTACTGGTTCGATGGTAGAAGGCAAGCGGTTCATGCTTCCAGCGGTTGAAGCCAGTAAAAGCTCAGCAGACGCCGCTTTTAAATCTGGCCTGGAATCTGCAATTGTGAAGGCGGGTGGCTGATGGACATCGCAACCAACCTAAAAACCTACCTGAAAACGAAGTCAGCTGTAACGGCCTTGGTCGGCAGCGGTGATGCTGCTCGCATTTTCATTCACGACGCCAAGGAAGGCGTGCAGTTGCCGTTCGTGGTGATCGTTGTTCTTACTGGCAGCAGTTCTGTCCATTTGGGTGGAGCGGCTGGAATTGCCAGCAACCGGGTCAGCGTCATCAGCTACGGCAACACACACGCTGCCGCCTACGAACTTGACAAAACAATCAGGCTTTGCCCGCTGCTCGGCTACCGGGGCACGATGGGCAGCGGCTACGTACACGCTGTCGATGACGACCAAGGCTTCGAATGTGGGTATGACCCGCCGGTAAGCGGCTCGGCCCAAAAGCGATACTGGGTCATGCGTGATTACCTGTTCACACACAAGGAAACTTCGGACTAAGGAGGTTTGTTTATGGCTAATACACGGATTGACACTGGCCACGGCGGCACGATTACTTTCGGCACCAGCAGCAGAGGCATGAACTGGTTGACGATTGACCCGGGCGAGCGGGTGCGGCCAGCAATTGACATCACACATCTGGCGAGCACCGCGCCAACCTACATGGCGGGTGACTTGGAAGAACCGGGCGAGGTAAAGCTAACTTTCCAATGGGACCCGGCGGCGACGGCGGGATGGTACGCAACCAGCACCACATCGGAAACCGTAACCATTACTTGGCCGGTCGCACCTGGCGGAACCACTGCCGCAACCTACGCCGGAACTGGACTGGTTACGAACGTCAAGTTTCCGAACCTTGCAACGAGTACCGTGCAGACTGGCGAGCTGACCGTGAAATGGACTGGGGCAACCCCGCCAGCATGGACCGCAGGCAACTAATTGGAGGAACCGATGGCAGAACGTGTACGGCTGGCACCACATCCAGCCAAGGATAAAGACGGCGGACCGCTGTTTCCGCAGCTGCGAAGCATCATCGCTGATGGATACGGGTTGGTCGGCTACACCGGCGACCCGCCTTATCACCGGGTCCAGTTCATCAACTGGTTCGCATCGCAGGAACCGTGGATTGTGACGGCGGTCAAGGTGCTGGTGGAGACGGAGTTCGGCATCAAGCCGGACCAGATTAGCAGCGTACCTGAGCCGCACACTTCACAAGCTAATGAGGAGGACGACGAGTAATGGCAAATGAAATCAGCGTCACGGTCGGAGCGAGCGTGACTAATGGATACTTGCGGCAAACAACGCAGACACAGACGCGGCAATTTACCCAGACGACCGCACGGGCTGGCAGCGTTTGCCAAGACGTCGGCACATCGGAGGAAACGGTAGCGTTTGGCGATGTCGTGCCGGGCTACATCGTGGCGACCAACTTGGACACGACCAATTTCGTGAGCCTGCGGTTTGTCAGTGCGGGAGCGAACGCCATCAAGTTGCCAGCCAATGGCGGGCAAGCCTGCTTCCATATCGGGGCGGGCGTGACGCTGTACGCCATCGCTGACACGGCGGCCTGCAAAGTCAAGTTTGATTTATACAACACGTAAGGAGCAGACGGTGAATCGAGAGCAGTTTTTACGAGGACGTTTGGCTAAGGTTGTCGAGGTGGATGTTCCAGACTTCGGCGTCGTCAAGATGCGGGAACTACCCGAATCCATCCGGGTGCGGGAGTTCGATACCTGGCTACGGCCCGGCGA